GAGCCCGCCGAGGATGTGAACGACGGGGCCGAGTGCTATAGCAAATGACATCATAACCTGCTTAAACTTGTCCGTTACAGATTGAGCTTTTGCTGCACGTTCCTGAAGCTCTCGCATCTCCATGTTTGTTTTTGCAAATTCTGCATTGGTGCCGCCGAAAAGGCGAGCGGCCACAGACATATCTGTAATGCCGGCAGCTGTGGCAATCGCCTGCTGCTCGAATCGATGAAGAGCGCTGAACTGTCGTCCTGACATTTGTATGCTTTCCCTCATCATCTTGATTCTGCCTTCTTCTGTGGCATACACCATGTTAATTGCGTTCAAATAGGGGCCGCCGAGAATGGCATTTAGACGGCCGACTGCATCGCCGGCTCCCTCGAAGGTATCAAATTGGGCAGCAACCCCCATTAGTTCCGAGATTGCCAATCCTGTGCGCTTTGACTGTTCTGCGAGGCCCTTAAAGACCTTCATCATTTCACCGCCATATTTCATCAGCTGGGCGCTGGCGGTATTGAATTCTGTAGCGATTATTTGAGGGGGCATTTTCAACGATGTTGCCAAGGCCATCATTTGGGTGCTCAACTTCTCTAGCTGGACCGAATCATACCCCAAACCTTTTGAGAACTTGTTGAATATTTCTGCGGTGGTGTCTGTCGATACACCAAACTCAGCCATAACTGCGGTCGCCTGCATAACTCTTCCTTGCGCACGATCTGTCATTGAAGAAAATGCGGCCATATTGTTTTGCAGACTTGTTCCGGCCTTAAAGGCTTCGTCCAGGGAAACGCCCATTCGTAAATTAGCACGCTGAACGTTTACTATGTTTTGTTCAATCCCAGCGAAGCCGGTGTCAAGAACCCCAGTTGTCTGTCGGAAGGATGCGCCTAGTCTATCGAACTCCTCCCAAAACTTTTTTGTCTCATCTCGGATAGTTTTTAGCACATTTGCTGACAGGTTTGTTAGGCTTATCTTTTGGGCCTTGAGCTTTAGATCGTCGAAAAGCATCTCAAGGCCTCTTGCGTGATCTTTTGCATCCACTAGGCCGCCGAGAATGCCTTCTCTCCAAGTTTCGCTAAAAAAGCCGGTGCGTTCGATCGCGCTATCTAGGCCACCGACGACCCTGTCTATGCCAGTGGCTCCTTGTTCGATGGCCCTTGTCTTCTGCGCTTGAAGTGTAATTTCTGTCTGTGCCTGTCCTATGACCGCATTATTGGCTCTTTGTATCTCTTCTAGATTTCTGAGATGTTCAGTCTGTACCCTTTCGATCTCTTCCTCTTCCTTATATAGTACACGAGCTTGTTCGATCGAGGTTCGCCTCCTGCGCCGATCAAGAAGAATCTGCTCTTTTCGGGCAGCCGATTCTCTCTGGAGCTTAATAAGCAAGTCGTCTCGGTCCGCCAACTGTTGGGCAATAGCTTGAGCTTTTTGGCGGGCCAATACGAGGTTTTTTTCGATTTGCGCTAGCGCTTCGCTCTCTACCTGGAGCTCGGCGTCTCGAATTGACTTATTAATCCTAAGCTGTTCGTTAATGTCGCCGACGAGTCGCGCGCGATCGGCGAGAAATCCCTTGATTTCTGCCTCCGCCCTTGCGGCCGTCTCACTTCTTTCAGCGAGGATGCCCATCTGTTCGGCAGCTTTGCGCTGTTCTTCCGTAAACCCACGCGCAGCTATTAATATACGACCAGAGGCGGCCTGGATCTGGTCGTATATCTGGCTTATTAATTCAAGTTGTTTTCGGTCAGTAGTTAATACGCCCAATGGGTCTTTTGGATCTGCCACTTATTTGCCCTCTACCGCAGGGGCCAGATAATACCGGTTTCAGATTCGAAATCAGCAATCGCCTCGTTTAAGTCAGCACGGAGCTGCATAGATTGCGGATCATCAAGTCCGTGCTCTAAAAATGCTTCCATGTACTTTTTTTCGCTGCCTAGGACGCGTCCGAATGCAGCAATTTGTGTGGGAGTTCCCACTATCTTTGCTCGGGGCTCCTCCGGAGCTTCCTCTTCGTTCTCTGCTATTCGGTTTTTAGCGCGTTGCAGGATATCCGGGCCAACTGCGGGGCCAGCTACCTTGGCCCCCATGCCAGGAGGTGCGTCTTGCCACATATAACCCAATAGGCTCGTGACCACAGTACCGAAATCGCGCACAAAGCTCTCATTTAAAGCTTCCTTGCGCGGAACGCTTAATTTAACTATTAATGGTTGTGCCGTGTTTGACATAAAAGTCCCTCAAAATATATAGTAATTAGTTCATATTTAAACAAAGGTTATTTGCTATCAGGGGATGGCATTGAAGGCGGAGCGTTGCCGGGGCCCAGTGTTGATGAACGACTAGTCTTCCCTCTTGTCGATTCCTTTACAGCCTCGGCTTCATCTTCCTTCTGCTTAACAAGCCTTTTCACAAACCATTCACGCAGCTTAATGGGCAAGTTATAGGCCTCCATGAGTCCCCAGCCGCCATGATATTTCAGAAAGAAAAACTGTTCATAAACGTTTTGGTGATAATCAGTTGTTAGGCCAAAAAAAGTCGGTCGTAAAGGGAAACGTGATGTCGTCCTCGTATCCACAATTGGTACAGACGAACTCCTTCCGCAAAGTGATGGAAGGAGAGACACCCTCATAGGCCTTCCGCAAAAATCGCGAATCTCTCAGAGGCAGGGAGTCTACATAACGGCCTATTGTTTCCTGATCATCATGATCCATCACGGATGCAATCATAAAGTTCAACTGATCGGTTATCAGGCTGTCGGCCTGCTTCTTTTTCTTTCGCTTATCCGTCAAATCTGACAGGGCCCTCTCATCATGGCCGTTCAAAAGGCGCAAAACCACCGAAACCGGCGAATTTGGAACCTCTACCTCAAAGCGTCCGCCGCCGAGATGCTTGCTAGAGATCTCCTCAAGCTGATATTCGTTAAGGGGACCATCGACGTCAGCCTCATCTAGATTATATTCGTATGAGTCGGCCTTAAGGCACGATGAACACGTTATCGTAGTTGTATAGTCGCTGCCATAGCCGGATTTCCGGGCATGAATCAGGATTGCGTTGCGATCGCAAACCAAAAGGTCTCTGGAGCGGAGCTTTCTATCAACCAACAGGCTGTCGATTAAGCGGTCTAGGACAAGACCTTTTTCCAAGAGCGATCGAGAGGCTAACAAATCCTCTTCTCTGGCTGTCATAAACTTAATTTCGACAGTTTCCTCTCCGCAGAGGATATGTCCCTCAGGATAGTATTCTCCCTTGGATGGAAGGGGGACAAATTCCGTTGGAACGATAAACGACAGCGGCTCTGGGCTTTGTGCCTGTTCTACGGTTTCTGGAAGATTGTCTGGGTCCGGGTGCGGTGCTCCGAGCCGGTCTGCATTGTTTCTACGTGTCAAGTGACACCTCTCTTTCTTTAATAATTATATCAGTAACGAATTTTTATTTAAACTGTTTTGTGGCCGATCGTCAAGATTAGTGGTGGCCGGCCCTGGATCCACGCTGGCCCTCACGTTCATCATGCAGGTGCGAAATGCTCTTGGATGTGGTTCGCCCATTAGCCAAAAGTTTGTTTATTTTGGTGACGTCTTTCTCTCTCATGGCTTGTTCAATATCGCGCCTACGTTCCGGCAATTGGTCATAATCAAGGCCCTTATAGTCTGCCGGAGACAGCGGAGGGGCCTTATTAAAGCCACGGTCGGCGTGCTCTCTGGTTAGACCTTCCCGGGTTTTTTTTGCTTCGCCAGCATCGGTCTTCATCCAATTGGGATGGTTCGTGATAACCTCTTTCTTGTTGAAGAGATAGCCGGTCTTGTCAGTGGCATATCGGCTCTCACCTAGGTGGGGAGTGTCGACTTGCGGGTTTCGTTGATCCCTTATCTCATAAGAATAAAAACCAGGCATACCTGTTCTCTTTCCGTAGCCCAATGTCACAGTAACTCTCATCAAATTATTGCTTCCATATGTATAATCACTAAATTGCACATTCTTGATAATTGGATCAACAAGCTTGTGTATTCCGATAACTGGAGCGGTGGCCCACCATCCCCCAGCGACGGATGGCTTCTCCTTAAGTTGATTAATGCGCTGGGCGGTGCTTGTGTTGTCTTTAAAATTTCGTTGTTGTGCACCATATTCTTTAATAATAACAGTTCGATTGGTAAGCTCCGTATCGCGGAACGCATAATAAGGGAACAACTCAACAGATCCCTTTCCTCTTCCGCTTTTTTTGTCACTCTCGCCGGCGAAGGCGGCCATGGCAAATAAAAGATTTAAAGAAAAATGCAAATCATCCTGCGGTGTTATAACAAACTGAAGGGTGGCATCCCCGATACTGTAGGTATTAAGCTCGTCGTTGGGGCGAGGCTCTCCGGCGTCGCTCTCCGGATCGAAGCCTTGATGGAATTGTACATTGGGGGGCATAAACGAGACCCCCAAATATTCCGCGCTTCGAAGACGGAGCTTGTCGGAGGTTAGTTTGTCGGAGCCGACTGCGCCGGGGTTCATGCGGCGGAAGTACTTGTACAGTCCCAGACCTTCGACGATGGTCTTCGCTTTATCCGACCTCTCGAGATCGGTACCCTTCAAGCAGGCTGATATATGGGCCCGGACGGCATCTTCGGAAGTCAGCAGCGCGAGTTCGTCGAGGGACGGCTCAAGGAGGGGGTCCTCGTCGCGCACTTTCACCTGGACCTTCCCGGCGAGCTTGCTGCCGAGTTTTGCGGGTGTTGTTAAGCTTTTTGCTAAAGCAGTTGTGTCCCTTCCTCGGCAGGGATACATCGGCATATATACAGGAAAAACTGCTGAAAATCGATGTTGTTGTTTCGGCGAAACATGGGGAGAGGTCCACCATATCTGATCTGCGATATCCGCGGATCCGTCGTTAAGGCCGAAGCCGGGGGTGCCGAGGCGCGTCTTGTCCTGAGCGGCAACAAATGGTGCGACAAGCTGCGCGATGAGGCCGTTGCTCATGGTCTGGAACGCCTAGCTGCCTACAACGTATACTGCCCAGTCATATCGCACATTAAGGTCAACGGAAAGGAGTTCCTCACTACCATAATCTAGGTTACCAAAAGAAACTGATGTAATGAACGGATTTTGAAGCTTATAGCTGCCAATCACGAGGCCATTACCATCTAGTTCGCTAACCATCACGCCGTTGCCTATGGCGCCGACGGCGTCTGGCTTGTTCGGAGTTCCTGCGCGGACGACACTGGTGCCGCTCGACACCTCATCAGGGAAAACATATCCTGAAAGCGCCAAAACAGACTGCAGCTCTGCATCCATGTCAGGGTCCTGAGAATTAACAAAAGACATCTGTACTTCGTTCCAGTTAATGCGGCCTGGGTAGTAGAAAGTCTTGTCCAGAAACTGATGCTCTGTCACTCCCAATGTCCAGGAGGGCTTTGCAAACGATCGAGCAAAGATTTGCGTGCTTGTGCCGCTTGGTAAGTCAAAAGTAACCAAAAAACGATGTGATCGTTTCGGCTCGCTTTGTACTGAACTCCAGAATTCTGCCATTTTAATATCCTCTTTAAATTAAATAGTGGGGGGAACTAAATCCCCCCCTTTTTATTATCCGAAATCTGCTCCCGCCCTAGTAATTACAAAATCGAGTGCAATGAATTCAATCGCCCTTGTCGGCTTAAGCAAAATCTTAGCATAAAGGATGTTTCTGTCGACCATATCAGGGGTAGTTGTTGAACTATCCAAAACCACTCGGTACTCGGAAAGTCCAAACCTGTTCTTGACTGAGTCAAGGAATGGGTTGACGCGGTTCAAGAACCGGTTCCATGTAACCATTTCGTTTGGATCAAAAAGTATGTTGTTTGCAATCAGCCTTATTTCCTTCTTCAAGTGAATCATCAGGCGACGTACATTAATACGATCAAGGGCTGACGGTGCTGCCTGCAGCGTCTTCTGACCGAACACAACAATGCCTTCGGCCGGGAAAGAAGCAATCGGGTTAACATTCACCTCATAGAGATCGTCTCTCTGTGATGCTGTCAGCTTTTCGAGGACATTAACAACCTTCAGGCCGGCTGAGCTGTTGTTCAGTCCGCCGCAGTTAAAGCCTGCCGGCGCGAACCACAGTTCAGAGCGTGCTGCCGAAGCGGCCAAGACGCCCATCGCGATTGCGGATGGGGGCACCCAAAGACGCTGCTTCGAAGCAGGGTCATCGATCTGCACCCATGGATAGTAGGACGCGGCATAGCTTGAATTAAAGTTGCGGCTCTCAACATGAGTAACAGTGTTAGCAGATGAACCAATGCGGTCAACGAAAGAATCATTATTTTCTGTTGACGCAGTGTATCCACCCTCAAGGTCGATGATCGCCAGGGTATCCTTTCTCTCTTCTGCCATGGCAATGAGATAATCGGTTGTCTGTTCATCGGTGATACCGGGCATTGCTGCCATATTGATGTTTATTTGATCCACATCTCGCACCGAATCAATAGCTTTGCGTAATGTGTAGTACATCGGGTAAGCGCTTGTCGTCTTTGTGTCAATGCTGACATCCAAGGCCCTGGTCTGATTGAAGGGGTCCTTTTCGAAAATGTCAAATCCATCGAAGCCACCGTATAATGGCACTGTAAACTTGTTATATCCCAAATTCAGAGGCTCTGTGTAAGAAGAACTGACAGCCGTCATGGATGTGCCGTCGCGTCGGCCACCTTCAGGGGTGCCGCGGCGGAGGCTGTTGGCGTTCGGCTGCAGCGGGGAGCCGTCTCCAGTAATCCCGTCGTTATATATCCAAAGATCGGAGCCACTATGTGAGACAACTCCACTAGTCCACACCAGATCATCCAGGGAAAACCCGGGAGACAGGACAACATTGGTAGCGGTTGTGCTAGCAGGGGTAATCCTCACCAAATCGCGAATGCTGCCATCAAACACCAAAGTGTTTGCGGCCTGATTTGTCGATAAGCCAAAAAAGGCGTTGGTGTTCTTGCCCAACCGACCGTCAGCTGCGCTGGAGCGCTGGGGGAGTGCTGGGAAAACCAAGCACGAGGCCGAGGTGCCGGTCTCGGCGATCTCGGCCGGGGTGCCGAAATCAACGGCCACGCCTTCGAGGGGGGTATTGGTGGTCAACGCGTTAGTCGGCATCGAGCCGCTAGCGCCATCTGCAATAATAGAAACACATGCGCCGAGAGATCCTGAGCTTCCGAGATCATATGATAATACTTCGCTCGAGCCGCTTTGAAGTTGTGCTGGGGAGTATACGGGGATGCCGCGGAATCCGAACGGAAGCAGCGATGCATCTTGGTCGCCATTTTCAACCATGGAGTCCAACTCAACACGAACGAGGGAGGACAAGACCGGATACTGACCGATCTCGGTCCACTTCTGGTTGACCGCATCATACGAATATGAACGATCACCGATCCTCTTGCCTATAAAGTTAAGGGACGCGGGATTAAGGTCCAAGTTGTTGAACTGTTCTAAAATACGCGGGTCTTCGTCGGTATCCGTTATATCACGTACGAGCAGCGAGAACGTTCCATATGGCTGGAAGAGCGGATTGGAAGACTGCTTAATATCCGAGATAGAAATCTTATAGTGATTCTGGGCATATTCGGTTCCTTCGCGAGAGTGAACACGGAACAGCCGCTGAGCGGTATCATTTACGTCGAAGCTACTTGCAAGGCCTTCGTCCTGGGCCACAATCCAAGGAGTAGCAGGAGATACATACGCTTGCTGGTGATCTCCTCCGTAGACGGAACCGGAAACAAGCCCCAAAACAACCCCAAGAGTACCCGAAAGATTAGTTCGCGTAATTGAGTCGCCCTTATAAAGGTTGCTTATATTATCAATAGCATTTCTTTCATATGTTTCAGCCAAAAAATAATCCCTAAGGTTTGCAGCTGGGGTGATATCGCTATTTAAGAGCTGAGGGTTTGTGTTAAAAACGCTTCGAATATATCGAGAGCTTTTTGGATCCAGGTTAAAAGTAGTGTCCTCAATTCCGTTTGATCCAGAAATTCTTACCCGGTATTCATAAACTGTGCCAGTAGAATCGGTTACTGCAGCGGGTCGGATCATTGCACAAGCAGCTGTCGTTGCGGTGCCGCCGTCGCCGCCTATTTCACCTGTCAACTCTACCGTGGTATCAGATCCTGTGACCTGGAATATCGCCAAGAGGGTGCCTTCTGTCTGGCCAGTCTCAGAGCTGTCGCCCGCAACGAAGAGGCCCAGAGATGCACCAGTGTTGCTCATGAGGCCCGAGGTGGCGGCTGCTAACTTGGGGATATCCCAGCCGGCTTTGCCGGTTCCACCGGATTCTTGATCGCCGACGAGGTGTATAAACGTTAACGGAGCGCCATTAGCCAAATAGGCTTGGGCTGCGTATGCGCCATAAGTGGGATTGGAGTAGTTTCCTTGTCTCCATACATCTCCATTCGCTGCAGCGCCGGGAATGGGATTCCCGAAAATGCTCACAAACTCTGAAAAACTGGATACCCGTGTGGGGACGAGGGCTGGGCCCTTTTCGGCAACCCCAAAAATAACTGGGCCTGCTCCTATAGTGGTTCCCTGGGGGATCGTCGACTGGTCGATTTCATTAATGAAAACACCTGGCGATACAAATCTAAAACTATCTACTGGCATTTTTTGTATTCTCCTACGAAAACGCTAACGTTCATTGATAAATAGTAAAATAAAACTTGAAACCACCTTTACTCTTTATAAAACCCCGAATTATCCAGGAAGTCCTGAACGTCACCAAAAATTACACGTTCGCGGGGGATCTTAACCTCTACTGCATTCTGTCGACGAACAATGTTTGGCTGCTCCTGGTTATCGCCATCGCCAATAAGATATCCCAAAACCTTGAAGTTGATCATGGTCTCATAATTTCGCTGTTTCATTCCCATTGACGAGACGTTGGAGTTGTTAGAAAGATTTCCATCTATAAACGCCTCAAATTTATGACCTTCTTGTTCAATTCGGAAGGGCATGCTGTTGAGGCCCCCTTGTCTGATGAATTTTCTTACTATCTCGTTTGTTTGTTGCTGATATTCTGTTCGAACTGATATTTCGTAGTTCAGTGCTATCCAAGTAGGGAACGGAATAGTAATTGTTTCGTATACTGTGCGCTTTGGCTCGACTTTGGGCCACGTACTTTTATTAAAGTTTCTCTCGGAGTAGGCATTTTGAAACTCCGCAGTCTTTTTCTGATTAATCTTGCGAGCAATTGTAATAGTGCCCCCCATCGCGTCTCGGACGGCTGGAATGTTAGCTGCCGGGATCGCATACTCTGTGGGGCTCTTTTGAATACTCTTTCTGTCCACCGTAATAAGCGGCAAAATCAAAGTTTCTTCTGAATCTCTGAGATCCTTATTATGTTTAAGTTGATAGGCGCGCTCGGCAGTCACCCAGAGCACTGGAACCTTCTTAAACCCCTCATTGGTGGAAACCGAAATGTTTAAAGTTTCATCTACATAATTCAATACAGCTTTATCTATAGTTTCCAGAGAAGATGGAGAAACCTCAATGTCATGCAGCCTAGATTCAACCTTCTTATCGCCAACATAGCTTTTTTTGTTCTTGTTTTTTATCTGTTTTTGTGTGCGTTTGCTGTTTGATTGTGCCACCGGAATGAGCCTCCTTTAACCTACAAGGATGCCAACGGGAACATTCTGCAACACTTTCGTGGCCGAATCTTCCAGAGAGGAGACGGTCGTTCCCAACTGTTCGTAGGTGATCTCATCCAAGATTTGCTTCAGTTCGTCGCGAAGCAAATCTTGCTCGGTTTTAGCTTGCGATAATAATTCTGCAGCGTTCAGCGTTACGCTTTCACCGGGGATTGGTACAACTGCAAACTTGCCTCTAACTTGACCCAAGACTTCCTTGGTCAACGCTAACGCAAAGCGGCGGATCCACTGTTTACCGATAGAGTTGATATTTTCATATGGAATATTTTGAAATGGCAGAGTGTTCATGTTGTTTATGCCATCGATACCCGTCTGCCCCCGGTCGCCAGTTTCCCATGGCTCTAGTTCATCCATAATAGTAAACTGAACCCAGAAGTTTTCTGGGCTCGTGCTGACGGGTCTAGGAAATATGCGCAACATATTATCTCTTATCTCATAAGAATAGTGAGAAATTCTAGTCCACAAAGCATCCTCATAAGCCATGGCCTGAAGTTTGTTCTGCCATGTGGGAATTATTTCAAAAGTTGAATCGTCAGCATATTGACCATAAGTTCTCATATTCCCGACTACAGAAAAACCTCCATAATAGCCATAAAATCTCCACATAGCACGTGGCGTCTTAAAAAAGACTTTTCTAATTACGACTCTTTTGTCTGCTACCTTCCCAAAATACGGAACAGTTGTGTCTGTGGCAGCAGAGGACGATATAAGCACTTGAAGATCGTAATCTTGCAGGCCGGCCACTCTAGCAATCGAGGCCGAATAGATTGGAACTGTGCCGCCTAGCCCAGTCTCGGTGATCATCCGATCTGAAACTTTTCTTACGTACCCATAGTCAAATCGTGGATATTTCAACTCTACATTTGAGCCGGATAGAGCGTGCCCCGCGGTAATTTGACCAAACTGATCAAAACTGGCTGTGGCTGCTCCCAAAAGGCTCGCGAGGGAATTCTTACTCTGATGTAAATTGATTAAATATGAATATTCTAGAACTGCTTCTTCGTATGCTGAGTATATATTTCCTTCCGTCAGTTCAATGTCTAGGACGTCTCCCCCCAGCTTTTTATATGTATATGCCACTTGATCCGTGGCGCCGGAAACAAATGCGGCAGAGGACGCATATACTCCAAAAGGCAATGTCGCCACAACACTGGTTGTACTTCCAGTAATCGGCAAAACATTGGAATTAGTAGTGGAAGCGGGAGTTAGTTTTGGGATCGCCATGAATAGTCCTCTAGTTGTCTAATACTAAATAGAAAGCCCCGCCTCAAAAGAGAGACGGGGCTTAACTATTTTGACCTTACGTCAGGTATGCTACTCTTCAAGTCCGCGGACTATGACTAAGCCATACATATCTGGACGAACCATCTTCTTGGCATATCGAGTCATCACGCCCTTGCGAGGCACGAAGTCTTCAACACCGAAGATCGTCGGGGTGGTCTGCAGCGGCACATAAGGTGCATACACATAACCACTCTCAAGGAAGCTACTACCGCGTCGGCCCACAAGGAGCAGATTACGCGGGAAGTAAGGATCGACGATAACGTCGAACTTCTTCGAAAGCGAACCAACCTTAACAGCACCCGCGTCGCCGCGGTCTGCATCAGCAGTCACATTGGCACGGAAGCCAGCAGTGAACTCAAGGATGTTAGCAACCTCTGGGGATGTAACCACAAAGTTTGCTGCACCACGGAGTGTCTTCCTGTGGATCTGGGCCGAAACATCATTGATTGTCTCAATGAGAGTCTCATACCACTCGCTCACATTACCGGTGAAATCCGGGGGATTTGTTCCATTGGAAGCATCAGCGCCGGTTACACGGTTAAGGAACTGACCGGGTCGTCGAGACCAGAAACGGGTTGCACCCGTCGATCCCTTAACGAGGTCCTCAAGGATCTCGCGATCAATTTCAAGAGCGATCTGCTCAGACAGAATCTGAGTAAGCTCGACCTCTGCATCAAGGTTGTGGTAGGCGTTAAGATCCTGTCCTAACTCCGGGGTCCACTTAGCCTTGAGCTTCTTGGTCATCGCAGTAACAGCCACGCTGTCAACCTTGATGTTGATCTCGGGGATTCCGGGTTCATTTTCCAGTCCCCAGGTATCATCACCCTGGACCGCACCAATTGGGCCCGCGTTGACCATATCATCATTAATGGGGAACGTCAGCGTTGCAGCATTAAGTTCCACGGCGATCTCGGCCATAGAACCAGTGCCCACAGCAAGAATACGAACAACATCTTGCGACGTGGTCGAAAGATCGGCTGACTTGCTGAGTGCTGACAGTCGACGCACACAATTGCGTCCGGCGACGTTGCCGCCGGTGCCGAAGACAACATCGAGACCCACAAGGTCATCGAAGTTCATCTGTGTGGATCCAAGGTCCTGAGACAGAACCGCGAAGGTCGAGCCAGATGTAAGATCTGGATCGAACTTCAGGATCTGAGCACTAACATAGGCCGCAGTCAAGCCACCTAGGCCCGGTGGAAGCGCAATGCCATAGTCGGCAACGTTTGTGTCAACACCACCTTCGCCGTTAATCGTACCCGAGATATCGCATGCGGGAGTTGTAGCCACCGCGGACTGTGTCGGAGAAGAGTAGCCGTTGCGCAAGTTATATGCGCCAGCAGCATCTTCGCCGTCATTGCCGGTCAGGTCAACACCACCAGTGAGTCCGGCGCCGACAACATCGCCACCGTAAAGTGACTTGCCAGCGACGTATCCGAGACGGTCACCAGTGTCGTTGACCGTACCACCATAGGTAAAGTCGAGGAAGAAGATGAGGCCCGAGGGCAAACTCATCGGCTGAACGCTAACGAGATCGTTGGCGATCAGGGAGCCGAATACACGGCGAACGAGGGG